TAATGTCTCGGCACAACGTTTTCCTTCATCATAGCAAGAACGAACACCAATCGGATTTACATTCCCCCAATAATCTTCTTTTTGAGGATGAACAAATGGGTTACCATATATTTCAGAAGTCGATGTTTGTAGAATTCTGGCTTTATTCTTATTCGCCAAATCAAGCATATTTATAGATCCAAGAATACTTGTCTTTAAGGTTTCTACAGGGAATAACTGATAATGAATAGGACTAGCAGGACAAGCCAGGTTATATACCTTATTGACATCCAAATCACATGGCACGATTATATTATATTCCAGAAAAGAAAATTTGGGGTTGTCAAGAAGTTCTTTTATATTTTTTTTATTTCCTGTAAATAGGTTATCTAAACAATAGACAATATTCCCTTGGTCAATTAGTTTTTTACATAAATGACTGCCTATAAATCCAGCCCCACCAGTTACTAATACTTTGTCCATTTTTATCCTTTTAATACAGTAATATAACTTACTTTTCTATATTTTCTATCATACTTCTTAGCTATCAATTCGCCTTTCTTGTTCATCTCATCTAATACAGGCTGTACAATCTTTATTGCTTCATCATAGGTTACTTGACCAGTCAACAATTTGCCCCTAAGATCGAAGAAAAATTGCTTGTATGAAGTTTCCATATCTATATTATACACTATCTTTCAATTTTTTGCATATTATTCTATAAATAATGATTGCCCGATCAATGACATACCTTTTTTCTTATTAGCAATTTTCAGGTTCTCCACGGTTTGCTTGTAATAACTTTCCTTCAATTCAATTGGAATCCCGCACATATCAGGACAAGTATTACAAAATCCTAGATAAGCATTTTTATCATGCATACTCGCCAGCACTTCCTTTTTCAAGAATTTTACATTATTAACATTTATGATTTTATTAATGACCAATGGATTATTATTACTTGGCCTGAATATTGTATCTATATGATTAGGAATTGACAATAACTCATTTTGTATTTTGTTTCTAACATTGCCTTCTTTATTTTTAATATTGAAGTCACAAGTTACAATCCTTAATACTGAATTACATAATTCCTTCAATCTATTATATTGTTTTAATCGATATTCAATTTCCCTTTCTGTATCAAGTGCGGATATAGAAGTATTAATACAAATATTTGAATTTGAATTTGATTTTAATTTATCCAATAATTTGTTGTTAATTATTTTCCAGTGCTTAGTTATAATTACTATATATTTATTAGTAATTGAAATTTGCTTACAAATATTTATTGTGTGTTCCCAATCTTCAGAAGGATCTCCCATTTCCCCAATTCTAACAAATGGCATATTTATTTTTTCTATCTTGCCAATTATTTCTTTTATGTGCCTAGTATCATCGAAATCAAATAAGGCATATTTTGATTTATTCTCAATGAACATTCTTTTTACAGGAATGGTGAAATCTATCTGCTTATATCTTGAAGTTATATTTTTTGCATAGCAATCATCATAGCATCCCCGTGGCCTTTTTTCATTGCAGCCACTACATCCTTTAATAGTATCAAGGATAAAACAACCACGATTATTTTCAATCAATGTTATTTTATCCTTGAATCGTTCCACTATAGCCTGCCTATTTTAGGATATAATTCTGATATTTTCTTTATATCTCCTTTGTAAAAAACCAATATTTTCTGTTCACGCTTAGGGAACTTTCTATAATTCAATGTAACCTTGGCTTGCGCCAATCTAGTAAACTCACATTCCAAATAAATTATCTTGTTATAGATGTGCAATCCTTGTTCTCTAAAAAATAATTCATGCTCGGCTTCACAACCATAATAAGCGCCATCTTTATTTCTTGAATCTCCAGTCATTATTATTACAAAACAATTATTATTTAATACACTTATTGCTTTTTTATATCCTTCAAAAAGTGTATCCCTGAATTGTTCATAAGTAGGTATTTTATTCAATTCGCCTTCTGGAGATTTTCCATCATAATCTAAATACTCTTCCACCTGGTAATATGGTGGACATGAAAAAACTAAATCAACTTTATTTTTAGGAATGTATTTTGAACTATCACTTTTTATCCATTTTACATTCTTGAAATCCTGGCACAATGCATTGTTAGCATCGCATTGATTTTGCCTAATTTCACTTGATATATATTTATACCCATATGATCCTGCAACAAATCCAAATTGAACACCACCACCAAAAGGATTATAAACCCGCTTACCATTTGTAGGCATGAAAAATCTTAATATAACTTCGCAAGCTACAGGATCGAGTACCGATGCGTTCCCATTCAATGTTTTATCAGTTTTATTTTTTATCTTTCCATCTACTATTTTCTGTGAAGCCATTACGATATTAGCCATTCCCTGTTTACCTTGCCAACAACCATCACGCGAAGCAAACTTAGGATTTTTGATATTATACTTTTTGCCCATAGCCTCTATTTTATCGTTCCATTCATGTTTCATTTTCAACCAATCAGCCTTGGTAGAAGTCCAAGTATTTGTCATGGTAGCATGTGCAAGTCGCTTCATCCTGACCTGTTCCATAGTTCCGTAAACCATATAGGCAAATCCACTTAAATTAAGATATGTTTTGAATCCAACGGCTTCTAATACATCTGGTCTTTCAAGATCATGTTTTGTGCTAACCGTCATAATCATTGGATAGCCAAATGTATTTTGCTTGATTATCTCACGTAACATATCCTTATATATTTCCTTGTCTTTCCTGTCTAATTCCATTGCTGATTGTAATAGGCAAAATTCGCCAACTTCATGGTTTATTTGGAACGTAAAAAATCCGCTAAACTTTCCATCTATCTTTAGGATAATAGCGGAATGAATCTGCATATTTTTTCTAGCGGCTCGATATGCTACACCATCACGCAAAGCCAAATCCGCTACTTGCACTTCATAACCAGAGCCAATGACACTTGGAACACATTCAAAAGTCACTTCTCTTTCAATAAGTTTGTTTATTTTCATGCTTATCCTTATTATACATTATCTTTCAACATTTTTTCTTCGATACTGCTTTTTTTCTTCCGAATTATTATACCCATTGACTTCCTTCTTCATCTTACTATCTATGCATGGCCTACCTAAATCCAGGCATTGCAATACTACGGCTTGATCTGATATATGCCTGCCTTCCCTAATCTCCATCATTCCTAACCTAATTATATTATTTTCATTTTCTTTATCAGTGGCATTCAAGCTCACTGCCAATGTTACATGGTTTATTTTTCTTATGTCCTCTGATGCCTGCGAAGTCTTTATATCCTCGTTGAAAGTTTTCTTTTCCGTATGGCTCGCGGTTATCATTGCAATATTTCGTTCATTTCCAAAATCTCTTACTCCTTTCCATATCTTGTTTATCTTATCTCTGTTATCTGTATATTTTCCTTCTGTTTCCATATAATCAGCATAATCAATAACTATTGCATCAGGTACAAAATTTTCATAATAATATAGATTATCACAAATTGATTCAATCTTTTTGCACGTAGCCCCTACCATAGGAATTATTTTTATTCTACCTTTTCTATAAAGTCTCCTTAATTTTTTCTGCATATCTTCAATTGATTCTAAATTGAAACCTTCCATTTCTTTTTCATCTTGAATTATTGAAAACTTCTCTCCATCTTCTTCAAAATGTGCTGAATGCACTATCCTATTAAATAATGGCTTACCTGTTATTGATGGCCAACTCCTTTTTATTATTGCAGTATCGTTCATTTCTAATGGGATATAAATAACTTTACATCCTTGTCCCATTGCTACTTCGGCTGTATACCAAAGCCAAAAACTTTTTCCACGCTTAGCTGGTCCAAAAAATGACATAAAATCGCCACGACAAATAGGTGGAATTATTTTTCCTACTGCACCAGGGAAAACAATTATTTCATTATGTTCTTTTGTCAATGCTTCTAATATTTTTGTATGGTCATGTAAAAGATCGATACCTTCACCAGTTGGTTTTTCTACTCTTTTATAATTAGCTATAACAGTTTCAAGTTTTTTCTTATCGTTAGATAACAATGCATCTTCAATTTGTTCTTTTAATACTTCACCTGATCTAATACCTAAATAATTTTCAGCTTCATCTATTAATGGTTTAATGTTATTATTATCAGAATATTCTTCATATTTTTTTGATAAGTTAGTTAAGAATAATTTAATTTCATCATTTTCATCTGAATCTTCTTTTAACAAAGCATATTTTTGTTTATAAATATTTGTAATATATTTTTTTGGAGCACAAGAATATGCTTCCCAATATTCCTTTATCCATTTATAAATAACTTTTGAATAACCAAGTTTAAAATAATTTGGCCTTATTATAGGAATCATTTCTTGCAAAAATCTATCATTGGTTATGCAATTTATGAGGATAGAAACTTCACTATCAATTTTTATTTTCTCTCGCGTCAAATTATATTATCCTAGTTACAAAGTATTCTTTACCTAAAAATTCAATTCCTTTATTATAACCAGGAAGTTTTACAAATTTTTTAGGCAAATATTTATTCATCCATTTATATTTATAAATATGATACATTTTATAATTATTTAAATTCATTTTATTCCTTATTTATAATAGATAGATTATTAATAACACTATTTTTAATTCTGTCTATCATAATTTCAACAAAGCAAAGTCTACAATTACAATTATCAAGATGTTCATCATTCTCTGGAATATTTCCATATATTCCTAATTTATCGGCTATGTCTTCTGCTAAATCTTGTGGCGTTTCTAAATATGGCATATTTTATTCTTTTTCCTTATTATTCCTTGCTCTATACGCCATTTCTCTTAATTGTTTTATTAATTCTTTCATTTTTGATCTTCTTTTCTCAACTAAAACTTCTGCATCAGGATTTAACATTGCTATTTCTTCTAAAAATAATTCATACTTTTTTACTAATTGTTGGGTAATAAATATTTGTTCTTCATACATTTCTCTATAATCAAAATGTTCAGGTAAAATTGGTATTCTATATTTACAATTTGGGCATTCATATAATTCAATTTCTATTGGTTCAATAACATTATTAGGTTTAAATGTAAATGGATTTTTATATATACTAGGCATTATTTATTCCTTTAGCTAATTCTAAATTTAATTTTGCTATTCTTAATTGATTTTCTATAATCCATATTTGACCTTCTTTTCGTTTTTTATATGAAATTAATGCTTCCTCTTTTGTAGGCCAAGCAAAACGTTTTTTAGTTTTTTCTTTATTAAAATAACCTATCTTTTCTAATATAAATTTCTTACCTTCAATATATTTTCCTACTGGATATTTATCATTTCTAGGATATTTGATCCATACTCCGCGAGGCGTTATTTTCAATACTTTATATTCATTTAATAATAATTCATATGGTTCATATTCGCCTTCATACCACATAGGATCATCATAACGATAATAATTCATATATTTAGCATTTACCTTTTACTGGTGCAAAATCTGGTTTTTTAGGTATCATCCAATAATCAGGACATTTACAATAATATTCTCCGTCAAACCATTGTTCATCTTTTTCTCTAGTTCCTGCAAACCAACATCCACCAGAATACATTCCTATAACTGGAAATTCAAATGGAGGTAATTCGTCTTCACATAAATACCATCTTCCTTTTTCGATTTCCATTATTTTATATCCTTTGTCCAGATATGGAATCCTAGAATATATAAAAATCCTACTTGCCATTTATCTTTTGAAGTAATCATTTCCCTGCGAAAATCAATTACAAAATATGAGAAAATAGGAAAGCCAAAAATGATTATAGAAAATATATCCTTTCGCCTTCCATCTTTGATAGTGCCAAATGGATATTTCATTTATTTAATTAGCTCTTTCTCTGCTTTTCTAAGACATATATTTATATCGTCCCCAATAAAAAATATTTTAGGCTCTTGCAGTCCACCCAATCCTAAGCTCCAAGCTTTTCCTGTTTCGGTTAAAATCCTTTGTAAAATAGTACCTTGTACTGAAACAGGAATTTGCTTTTCAATTCTTAATATTCTTTCTTCCATCGTCAATATTTTTTTCATATTACCTTTACCTCCCCATTGAAAGCATTTGAAGCCTTGATGGCAGAATCATTAGAAACATATTTATATGCTTTGTCAAAATCAATCGTCAAAATAACCTTGTTCCTTTTGTATGAAACAACTTTTTGCAGATAATATTTAAACATATTTTTAGATATGGTTACGATATAATGATTCATTTAACTTCTTTTAGAAGCCCATCCCAATTCAAGCTTGCCTTATTTTTCCATTTGTTTATTTTGCTCATAACTAATTCATCTTGGCCTTTCCACTTCTTTTTATACATCATCACTGAAGCAACAATTTCCATATCCGCTGCTCGCTGATTGGCTTCATCTAAGGCTTCTTTTAATCCTTTAGCAACGAAATCAGAAATGTATGGTGCTATTTCAGGATCTGATTGTACATATAATTTAATGTTTTCCAAAAATCTGTATTGGATATCGGTCATTTATTTCTCCTATCTATATTATACATCATCTTTAACAATTTTTAGCATTTATTTTCAACTTGTTTAATATAGTTTTTACTATATCGTTTTTATTGAATAATTTATCGTCTATTTTATTGTCAAATATTCGCCCCAATACTTCTTGTTTCTTGTCAATTAATTTTATGATTTCTTCCTCGATAGTTTGTGGGGCAATCAAATAATAAGCAAAAACAGAATCAGCTTCTTGTGTCAATCTATGAACACGATCCTCGAATTGAAAATGATCGGCAGGAGACCATGCAAATTCTATAGTACAAGTAGCATTAGCCGCCGTTAATGTCATTCCTGGTGCACATAATATTTGTAAGAATATAAATTTAATGTTTCTATTTGTTTGAAAAGTATCAATAGCTAATTGCCTTTTTTCTCCTGTAATTCCTCCATCAATGAAAACAGAAATATCCTTGAAATGGTTGTATAAATCTTCCAAAGTATTTTTATGATATGTGGCAATCACCAATTTATTATCTGAATCTAAATATTCTTCTAGCCATTTTATACAACTGTTCCTTTTAGACAAATATGCTAGTTGCTTTAAGCGATCTATATTTATTTGTAAATCAAGTCCTTTGTCGATATGATCCTTTGCCCATAGAATAAATTGATTAGTTGCATCGATGTAATTTTTCAAAGCCACCTTATCAGTTTCTAATGGGATAATTATTCTCTGTTTAGGCGGCAAATCCTTCAATACTTCTTCTTTCGTTCTCCTAAGCATTAACGGTTTTATCAATTCTTGTAATTGATCTATATTAGTTGCACCATCAAAAGTCCATCCAAATCCATTATATTTTGGCAAACAAAATTTATGTAAATATCTCCATCTATTAGAAAATATTTTGGGAGCTAATAGATTCAATACAGTAAAAAATTCTTTTGGTCTATTTTTTATTGGTGTTCCTGATAATGCTATGAATTTAACATTAGGCAATATTTTTTTTAATGTCACTACTGCTTTAGAACGGACGGCGGAGGGATTAACTATTGCTTGGCACTCATCAATGATAATCACCTTTATTCCTAATGATGCTAATTTATATATCCATGAAGTATCTTTCAATACTTTCTTTTTATCTATTTTTATTTCCTCAGCCAATATATCGTAATTGATAATATACCAAGGATAATTTGCAACATGAGACGATTTCTTTCCATACAATAATAATGATTCTTCACCTGACCATTTAATTATTTCTTTTGTCCAATTTATTTTGATTGAGGCTGGGCAAATAACCAATACTGGCCGTAATTCGGGATTTATATATGCATACGTAATAGCTTGTGCCGATTTTCCTAAACCCATTTCATCGGCAAGCAAGCCAATGCCGTTTACTTTTTCATCAAGCCATTGCACGCCAGTTTTTTGAAATGGACGGAGTTTATCTTTCAATTAAATCCCAATTATTCGGACGATTCTTCATATACTCAATTACTTCATCCCAAGAAATAGGAATAAAGTCTAAAGCGTCTACAGAACAATTTATTGATTTACCACCAAAATCGGTTTTAGAATGATGATGCCCATAAAATAACCAACTTCCCCAATGACTACAATTCCAGCTATGTAATGGGTAATGACAAACAGTAATTTTTTGATTGTTTATTTCAGTATCATAATATCCATTATTACTATAAATTATCTTTTTACTAATTGGTATTTTTGAATCATGATTACCTTTGATAAAAATAAAATGCCCATTTAATCTATCTAGAAACTCAATAGGATTTGTCCATGAGAAATCACCTAAAAAATAAGTAGTGTCTTTATTTGTTACTTTGGTATTAAAATTATTGATCATAGTATCATTCATATTTTCTAATGAAACAAACTGAGGACGAGTTTCTAACATCTTTTTGTGATTAAAATGAAAATCAGAAACAAAATATTGCAATTAAACTTCCCCCTTATTCCATTTCCTGCTATTCAATGTTTCCAATAAATCATCTACATTTCCTGTATAATATCTCCAATAATCTCTTCTATCAACTTTATTATATTCCTTTGACCAATATCCTTTCATTTTAATGTTTGGATCTAAATTGTATTTGTATGAATATTTTTCCCTGCCTTTATGATCGCCAATTCGCAAGCTATAGCCGTCCGGCATCCTGCAGTAAATAGATGACGTTGTTACTGACCTATTGCGAAGCATGAAATTAGGTATTTTATTGAAACATTCCTGCAATAGCTTTTCAGATATTGCTTGTGATTGCTTAGATGATTTCAAGTTTCAAAATCTCCCCAACTCATATCATTATGTCCTACATTTGAATTAATTCTATCCTTTTTCTTTTTACTTACTTGGTTAATATCAAAAACGAATCTTCCGTATTGATCCATTTTTGCTTTTTCATCTTTCTTAACATGATATTCTGTGTCATTTTCCCAATCATCAAAAGTAAGATAATTAGAAAATACTTTTTCTATCATATTAGTCCAAGCTCCTTTCGGCAAAATAATTTTTCCTTTTCCGTATAATCACCAGGATCATGCTCGAACTCAGAGTTAAATATTTCCACTTCTACGCCTAATCCTGCCAATCTTTCACCATATTTTTTAGCCCTATCCTGAGCAGGTTTTTCATTATCGAAAAGCAGTATTATTTTCTTGAATCTATTTGCCAATAAAATAATCTGTTCCTCAGACATTTCCGTGCCGAGTGTCGCACACACATTTTTTGGCCCCAATCTCCAAACATCCGTAGCGCCTTCCTCTAATATTGCCCAATCCTCTAAGCAATTATCTAAATTATATAAAATTCTTTTAGCATCAATAACACTGGAAGGTATATCCAAAGTATGATAGCGCAATATATCTAATTCTTTACATTTTTCCTTTGAATATAAACTTCTGCCCTGGTAGCTTACAATTTTATTTCCATAAAAAATAGGGATTATTATTCTAAATGACCATTGCCCTGTTATCCCTCCATCCTTTATTTTATATTCTTTCATCAAGTATTCAGGGTCAAAATTCCTTTTAACTAAATAATTCCATGCCTTACTACCTTTGACAATTTCATTTCCTGGCAATTGTATATTTTTTGCTAAACCTTTCTTTTTTACTTTTTGTATGATCCTGCTTTCAGTATCGTATTCTTGCAATAGTTTTCTAGCTTCATAAAATGATATTGAAAGCAATTCAGAAACAATATTTTCTATAGGGTGCCAGCCACACGACCAACAACTTACATACCCACCAGCTAAATTGAAACCCGCTTTATAACCTCTTGAACCGTTTTCGTGATAAGGGCAGAAAAAGTTTTCCCAACCTTTTACTATTGGTTTATGATCTATATTATTATCATCTAATAATCTTATAAAATCAATCATAATTAATTAGGATAATGAATCCCACCTGAAGTTATTGTTGGGCTATCTTTATTCTTCGCTCTATATTTTCCAATTTTACTACTACTATACCATCTAAAAAAGTTGTATAAAATATATTCAGGAATAAATTTGCCTAAAAATGGATGTTTTTCTCTATAAAAATCGATAGTGCATAAAGCTCCATTCCGTCTGCTACAAATCCAATAAGATATTCTCATAATAACTCCTTGTTAATCAAAATCTTTCCTGCTCAATTTGTATAATCCAAGTCTAAATCTTCTGTTAAAACTATATAAATCTTCAATTTCATAATGCCAATATTGTTTTACTTTTCCATAATATTTAGTAACTATTTGTGGTTCATCTTCTTTATCTAAAATAATTACAACGTATTTTTTATAATTCTTATCATAAAAAGCATCTCCAATATTTAGTACAATTTCAGAATTATTTGTTGTCATATTATCACCAATCCTTCAAACTATATTCTATTTTTATCTCATCAATAGTTTTATTCAATTGTTTTATATGATTAGGATACAAAAAGAAAATATCTTTTTCATCAGTACATTGCGGAATGAAAATTACGGTTATTCCCATTTTATCGTGAGGAATTAAAACAAGCATTGATCCTGCAAAAACATTATCATCTACATAAACGATTTTAATTCCACCATACTTCTTTTCATAACGTTCAACTTTTTGCATTGCGGAATACCCTAACATTTTAGAAGAATCAAAGGCCTTATATTCTCTATCTGACCACCCCTTTGATAAAAAATGTTTTTCTTTTTTATAATACCAACGTTTCATATAATTACAAAAATGAAACCATATTTTATTGGTAAGTTCTGAACCATAAAGCATTTCAATTAATTCATTCATATTAACTTCCTTATATCCGCTTGCTAACTTTATTATCTAGCAAGCGGACAACATTATCATATTATTCTCCCACTTTTTCCGCTACACTATCAAAATCTTCTTGTATAGTCGATTCAATAGTTTCTGCCTTCTTTTTGTGATTTCGCTTAGGCTTTTCCTCTATTGGATTAACTGGCATTTCTGCCGGTACTTCAACAGGTGCTCCTACTTTCTCTTCGATAGTAATAAGCTTTCCTTCAAGCTTATTTTTCTTATATTTCTCTTTATAATATTCGAGATTTTTAATCGCATAATCACCATTTGAATATACTTCAAGCAAAAGTTTAATAAGATCACCAATGTTAACCCTATCTCGTTCCTTTTGCGTATATTCATCTAATACTTTTTCTACGCAACACTTTTCCATGTTTGCCCGCTTTAGTACCGCGAAGAAAAGATCGTCATTCGCTATCGTGTACATTCGATGATCCATAAAAATCTCCTTAAAACAAAATAGCAATATCAAATATTGCTTATAAAAGCCGATCTATTATTTCAATCAATTCGACTTCTTTACAATTTTTCCATCCATGTCCAATTATATTACCTTCCAAATCAGCAGAATAATATCTTTTCTTTTTATCTACAATTGCAGAATGATGATATGGGCGAATCATAGGCCTGACTTTTTTGTTGTTTTCTTCACTATCCCAAAACCAACACAATTTTCCTTTTTTAAAATCATGCAAATTATTGGATTCTAAATACAATGATTTTATTTTATCATTTTCTTTATTGATACATTCTCGAAAATAAACAACAGCTTTTTCGTGACTAGCAATTTCAGATTCAAAATCAATTTCATCGTTCATAATATTCTCCTTAAAAAATTAATTAACATCACATTATTAGGATAAGCTTATTATCTATTTCTTTGAAAAAAGTTACCATTACTGGAATATCTTCACCATCCCATATAAAATCTTTTTCAATACATAATTGCCCATTAGTTTTATTAGCAATATTATTACATTCCTCAATGGCTAAATCTCTAGTATCAAATCCAGTTGTATGATGCCCGATTGACTTTGTTCTTCCCATTTCATTTTCAGGATCGCTAGGTATAGGATTTGTTCTAAATACAATTGGATGATATCTATTTGTTTTAATGTTGTGAAGATTCCCAATAACATAATCCATAATATCCTCCTATCAAAAGATATTATATACTATCTTTAACCTTTTTATTCTCAAGAATGAAATAATTTTCTAGTATTTTTATTACTTCATCTCTATCTTCCCATATTTTAGGGTTTACAATTTCTTTTTCTATCTTTTTACATTCAAGATTTCTATGTAATGGTCTTAAAATATTTCTCATCGCTGGCCAAAAATCAAATCCATTTTTCCATTTTCTGCTTATTTTTAATACGGGTTTTCCTATGATTTTTTCTTTTGATCTTTTTTCTATATTTGCCTTTCTTGTTATTCTAGCTTTATCAATTTCTTCTTGAGAACGTTTTGTGCCTTTCGGCCTTCCTTTATGTCCGCTTGTTACTATTTTAATGGGCTTAGGAGCATTTAATTTTTTATTCTTTCTTCCTGCTTGCATCTTGGCTTTTTGTTCATCGCTTAAAACAAAACCTTTAGGCCTGCCCATATTTACCTTCCCTTAGATTAAATATAAAATCAACCAATTTAACAGCTGAACAATCTTCTTCATTAAATATGCAATCACCATGTTCTGAATAACAAAAAGTATGAAATATATTTGATTCAATATATAGAATATGATTTTCTATGCCTCTACAAAAATAATCCATCTTAAACGGTATCATAAAACCTCCTTGTCAATTTCGGCCTGGGATCGCTTGTAGCCTTTTTGCCTTCCTTTAGGCATTATTAACTCTTTCTATGAATTCTTTTATTAATTTTTCGCTTTCATTGTTTTCAACTGGAATGATTCTACCTATTGATTGTTCATTATAGATAATAAAAATAGTCCCACCCACAATTTCAATATCAAAATCTCTCATTTTCATACCTCCATACAAAATTGATCTTTATTAGAACCTTGCCACCATTCCTTTATTTCTTGCCAAGCCTTAACAATTCTATTTTTTGTCCAATCATTTTCTAAATACTTTTTTTGTATATAACTAAAACTAGGTTTCCAATTTGTTTCAATTCTTTCCCATTCCCTTGAAAGTATATATTTGACGATTTCCTTAGCATCATTTGATAAACTGATTTCATAATCCATTTTCGTTATTACTTTATCAAAAATATCATATTGTAAAATATCAGGGACTTCAATTCTATCTACAAAAACATTTTTACCATAACCATTTTTATGCATTTTTTTTATCCTAATAACATCCTTATTTTCTTTCTGAAATTCATATTTACAATACCTATCTAATCTTTTTAATTCATTAAATAAATATGTAGAGAATGAAGCTTTTTTTATATCTAATTTTTCTATAGCATTACAGAAAATTAAAAACGCTTGACTTTCGATATCTGCCCTATCTAAATGATATTTTCTATAATAATGCCAACATGCTTTTTCAATCATGGGAAGAAATTGGGTAAACTGTTTAGTGGCATATTTTTTAGTCATTTGTCTTCTTCTGAATCTACATATTTTACTTTTAACTCATTAGCCAATTTTAATAGGCTGATCGCAATTTCCATATCCTTTATTTCCTTTTTCTTTTCTGTTAAAAGCCTTTCCCACATTTCTATATAATCATTATTATCTGACGGGCCTATTAATATCCCGCCAAGTATTCTAGTTTCCTTTTGACAAACCTGATTGACTAAATTCTCAAATAAATCATTATCAAAATATCTGCTATTCATTTCACTTCCTCCTTATCCCAAACAATAATGATCTTTTGTTCTTTCCATAGTTTGAAAAGATAATGTTTTATTTTCCCTGAAAGAATCCTGATTTCTTCATTCAATAATTCAATTTCACCTTCATCCTTTTCGCCTGATAGATAATCCTGTTTTAATACATATTGTTTTGCTACATTATAAAACATTTGTTCTTGCTTACTGTTCTTCATAGTTCCTCCTAATAACTTAAAGAATGCCCCATAATTGCGTATGTAAGATCAGCAATTTTATTTTTAGCTATTGATAATTCCCTTTGTAGTTCACTTACAATTTCCTTTAATTCTTTATTTTCTTCATAAACGTCCTTGGTATCTGGATTCATTTTTTCCTCCTAATTGGAACGTCATTGATATTTTTCCAGGTCTTAATATCCTTATACTCTTCCTTTTCGGAATAAAATACTGGCATCACCTTGTCATTTTCTAATGCCCATCGCCATACGGGAGATTTTCTTTTTTGCTTAGGCATTTAATGGCTTCTTGTATTTAGGTTCGGAATAGCCTAATTTTTCAAACCAATTATTGCCATATTTTTGTTCTAATAATTCTATTTCAGATTGACAAAGATTCTCAGGAAGCAATCCCATATTCATATTCATTAAAAGATTATCCAATTCATTATCTTCGTTATCAAAATCCATAATTTCCTCCTAAATAAAACTTACTAGCTCCGATGGGATTCGAACCCATACTTGAGGGATTTTAAGTCCCTTGTCACTGCCAGTTGGACTACGGAGCCAAGAAACTTGAACCGTATTGGAATCGAACCAATAACCTACACATTAAAAGTGTGTTGCTCTAGCCAACTGAGCTAACGGTCCAATTATTTACTATTCTAGAAATTTTATTTTAGAATCAAACATGCTTTCAACTAATTCTTTTAATTCTTTTAATCCTAAAAGACAAATGCCGTTTTTGTCTATTCCTAAATTACTTCTTGCCATTTTAATTAATTCTATTTTTCTATTTGATATTTCTATATCTGAACCACAATTAAAGTAATTTTTGTTTTCATTGTAATATTTTATTATAACTTCCTTTGCTTTTTCAATAGGAGTTTTATAACTTTGTATTTTCTTAATAGTGATTTCATACCCAAATAGTTTCATATTTCCTCCTTAATCTTTACAGTATTATCTAAAACCAATTCATAATGTTTTTCACAAAGGCAAACATTGTGTTTTGCTCCTTCTGGTTTTCCTTTCTTCATCTTTTTATAAACAGAATATTCTTTACCTTCTTCTCCACATTCTCGCAATCTTCCAATCATACCCTTATATGGGATTATTGATTCTCCTATTAAACACTTATAATCTGTCTTATCTTCCCAAATAAGATATTCGCATTTATTTTTCATGCCTCGATCCTTTTGGCATTTGTCTCTTCAGTTTTCTGTATCCTCGCGGTTTTTTCTACTATCTGGAAAGGCTTATCCCATTTTCCGATTCCCATGTTTACATAAAAATTGGTTGAAAAATAATCAATCATGGAATCTGAATCGTCATAATTATAAGAATTAAGCATCGAATAAATGTCTTTCAAAACCATTTTGCAATAATCAGTTATCCAAGAATCATTTTCTAAATAATAATGATTTAATTGATGATTACCATTAGTAATATGTTCGTATCCCTCAAGAGTAAAAATATCCATCGGCGCTTCCATGACATAAATATAAATTGATCTATGATCCATACGAATTGAAAATTTCCAGGTAGGATAAACCGATTTTACATATTCGCGCATGATTTTAGAAATATCCTTTGTGCGAAGATTTCTGTCATATCTTGAGCCTTCCCAACCATTTTGAGTATAAAAGTGTCTTGTGAAATTTTCGGAAGTATCTTCTTTTTCTATGATTATTTTTGATTGATGTTTGAGAAAGGAAAAGGCAAGTTCGAACTCGGCATTTATTTCCTGCATTACAGAAGTTTCTCCGCCCTTATCAGGATGGTTTTCCAAGGCTAACTTTTTATAAAGTGCTTTCGCTTCTTCAATCGTTCTGGCCTTGCTAAAAAACTTCATTTTACACCAACTTTTCTTATTGAACATTGACGATCGTTATTTTCGTTTTCTTTATAAAATTGTTCTTCTGCGATAGTAGCAGATTTTTTATTAGGATATATTCCGAGTATTTTAGGAGGATAATCACCTTCACAAAGTCTAAATTCAAACTTCATTCAAAACTCCTTATCAATCAAAACCTAATAACATTATATCATATATTTTTGTTTTGTAAAGGACTTTTTATAAATATTTAGCAATTATTTCTAACGTAATTTTATTGTTTTTATTATACCAGTTTAATAGGCTTTTTAAGGATTTATAGTTCTTTTTGGGTTCTATTTTTAGATCGTGAATTGATTTATATAATGGATAATCATAACAATAAGCGTGTTCGTATTTTTTGTTAAACCATTTTTTTATCTTAATAACATTTTCCCTATAAGGAATAAGTATTTTTTGGATTTCTTCATTTAATAAAAGTTCTTTTGCCCTTTTTTCTTCATCTTTCATTTTTTCGATTGTTTTATTTAGTGAATCAAACAATTCAGGTGAATAATCCTGAAAATGATTTATGCATTCAGAACCAACATAAGCTAGTTTTTCGTTGTTTTTTAATTCATACATATAACGGATAGCATGTCCACAAATACAAAATCCGGTAGGTTTCTTAAGATCGATAACATTTCCAGTATGATTCCAATTTTTTACGTCGCCAAGTTTATCAATAAAGGATTTTATAAAAGCCGCTCGAAGTTCCGCCTTTTCAAGTCTCATTCAAAACTCCTTATCAATCAAAACCTAATAACATTATATCGTATATTTTTGTTTTGTAAAGCCTTTTTGTTTATTTTTTCATTTTATTTCTAATTTCTTCTATTTTAACGTTTTGAATCGATAAAATATTATTCATCACTGATCTAAAGGCATTTGCTTCATAGGTAGTAAAATCATCAGAATTTTCGATAATAAACGCTTCCAAAGAATCCAATAAAGATTTCAATTTTACAATTTCTTCTGGAATATCTTTCATGTTTTCCTTAAAAAATAACCAGGGAATATTTCATCCCTGGTTAATAACGATTAAGCTAAAACGGCTACTTTGAGAAGCCTTTTGGCTTCGGCGAGGTTGAACCATCTTGGTAATTCTCCCTCGGTGTTATAGAGTCTTGATACTCGGCGAGACCAGGTTTTGGAATAAACATTGACATGAGAGCGAAGAATATATTTATCTTCAACTTCCCATTCCCAAATACCCCGATCTTTTATCCCAACATAAGGCCTTTTATTTTTATTTGATTCGTTGATTTTTTCCATCATTTGTACCGCTTCCGTCAGCGTTAACTTACCCATCTTTTATACTCCATAACCTCGATTTAAGACCGTCCTAAGCGATCTTTTATAACGTCGCATATCCTAAAGTATTAACTCCGCAATACTCCGCCATTTCCTCGGCAATTTCCCTAGCTGAGATAAGGTCTAGTAAACCATCATCTGCCATAATGCAAAACTCTGCTACGCTATCGGCAGTTTCGACCATGCCGAATGACTGACAGATTTTCGCTGCCTTTATGAACTTGTGATTGTACTTGGTTCGCCAAGGCGTCATATTTTTACCATATCAAGTAAGGTTCCGTTTTCGGGGATATAGTTTTTATTATTGGTATAAATTAAATCTTCTTTTCCAGGAACAAGCCAAATATAATGAGTTTTGGTTATATCACATTTTCCAAAACTCCTCTTCAAAGCACCGCTATTTCGTTTCGATATACTCCTTAAATCTACTTTCATATCAACCTCCTATCAATCAAAACCTACCCTAATTATATCATATAAGCGCTTCCTGTAAAGGATTAAAAACAATTATTTAACCGATTTTATACGATTTATTCAAAAAACTACTTAACAAATGTTAAGTAGAATGCCTTTTTTCATCTTCATTGCTTAATTAAATCTTTTTTATTGATAGAATTATTTAAGTGCTACGCCGTTTTCTACGCGAAAAGGTAAAAGGATACGTCCAAGCTTTAGATCGTTATATAGCGATTTGATTTTCATCTTGGCTTTTCTGTCAAAACTGTTACGATCCGCTTCGTGTTTTTATCAAATAAAAAATAAACCTCAGTTCCATTTATCTTTCCCTTCCACCATTGCCGATTTTCAAATGCTTTTTTGTAAAATGTTAAAGAATTGTCTTTTCTGTTTTTCTTTTCTGTAATTTGTAAAATAATTTCATGCGTTTTATGCCTATTAAAATCTATATGTAAGCGTTGCCTCATGCGTTTATTAAAATGGATTTGCTGACATGCCTTATAAGATGGTTTATTCATCTTTTATTTAGGGCTATCTCTCTAGAATTAATAGTTTTTAAATCAATATTACGCAAATTATCAATAGGGCTTATCCATTTAGGATCAATTAATCTTTTTAAAATATCCATACCTTCTTCATAATTATCATCCATGTGTATTAGATCAATTGCTTTTTGAATTAATATTTTTTCTTTTTTAGTCATTCATTTATTCCATGCTCTTCTTTTTTATCATTAATAAACCAATTCCAAGTTCTGCATTTCGTTCCAAAATGTTTCAAAAATTTCTGCCCCAAATTATTTATGAAATCATAATATTCTTCCATAAACTTTTCAATTCCGCCATCTAGCCAATATCTGTAATTAATATTTTCTTTAATCAAATCATCAGCGTTGTCTTTATACCATTTATAAACTGAATATATTCTATTCCAATATGCTAGACCATCCCATTCATCATTGTAAAAATCTATAAACTTGTTTTGAATATAACTAGGCAAACGATTATAGGTATTTTCGGCAATTACTTCACGTAATGAGCTAGAATCTTTTAATAATGAAACAAGAAACATAGAATTTTTATTCATAGGATCAAACATATAAGTCCCGATATCTCTATAATTAAAAAGCCACTTTTTACTTTGTGGCTCTCGTCCAGTTTCAAACCACGTGAGAAAATGTCCTGAGGAAGAAATTAATAATTCATATATTTTATCCCAATTGCCTTTACATTCTCTTATTTTATTGTAACTTTTATCATTAATATAGAAATTGTTTCTTTCTATAAATTCATCTTTTACCTTATTGTTTTTTATAAAGATTCCTTCGTGTAAGTCTAAAAGATAACTCTGAAAATGTTTCATGCTTTCTGTATGAATATTGTGATCCATTGGCAACGTAAAACTAAACAATGTTTTTTTATCATTTATCATCAATTTTTTCATTTCAATTAAAATAGATTCTACCTTTGGGAGTAATTTACCTATTATTTTATTTTTATCATATTTAGGTGGATTCAATGCTATCAAATCTTGACTAGAAAATAATCCATTATTATTCACAAATCCCTCCAAGTATTTTCTTCGATTAGGATTTATTGTTTCCCATGACATTATGGTATTCATTACGCCTTTTTCAAATCCATAATATGAATACCATTTATTATTTGTATTTTGTTTAGTTATTCTTATTAATGGGTATTTTAGATTAGTTGAAACATCTTTAGGAAGTGAACCAGAAAGATGAAGCATTATTTTCTTTAGATAGAAAGTCGTCATTCCCCATGATGGTGCAATTGTTTTATAATCAATTAGAAACAATCTATTGTCTTTTATTTCAATAAATGCCATTTGTTCAGATAAAGCCCAATTAAAAAATCTATCAAAAACAAATAGTTCAACAATAGTAAATTGATAATTATCCCATATTTCTTTTCTATATAATCCTAGTAATACTTGTTTTGGTTTTATAGATAAATCATTCATAATTTATATTGTTTTCGTAATTTTATTTTCAAATTGTTCAAATAAAAATCCCGCTAATCTAGCACATCCAGTAACGATTCTTTCTTCATAATCACTTAAAAAATCAGGACTTATTTTTCTATAAACTTCTAACATGCAATGAAACGATTTATGGATAATACATTCAATATCAAATTTTTCTTTTGAAAACGATATGGTCCCAATATTTCTATATGAAGCTTTTGCAAATAGAACAGGAGTAAAATATGCACTAGGATAGAATATCCTTAATTCGGACTTATTTTTTGCTTTATGTAACTCATCATACATTTCTTTTTTAGTTTCATAAAAATTAACATATAGTTTGTATTCAATCATTGAATCTAATTTATCGCCAATAGGAATAATAAAACTAAAATTTTCTTTCATAGATTTTTAGCTCCTTATAAAAAAGGAAAACCCTTCTTGGCGTGACGACTCGCCTTAAAGGGTTTTTAGAATCAAAGGAACTAATTATTCAAGGTCGTCAAAACTTGTATAACTAGATAATTTTTCCTCTGAACGTAAGTATTATAGCATATCTCTAGAAAAAATAAAAGTACCTAAAAAATAAAATAATAAGAAGCGAAAGCTTCTATATATCTAATTTATTAGATATTCTCTATTCATATTTATATATTCTATATAGGGCGAATACCATAGTATACGGCCAGCGAATACCATAGTATACGGCCAAACTTAGTAATTATCTAGTTCCATTGAAACAAACCTAACTGAATCATATTGTTTATTATATGTTTCTATGGGTATCCAATCAGATTGTGTTTCTCCGATATTCAAATATAATCCATTTGTCCATTCAGTATATTTAGAATTATCTTTGCATATTACTTCAAAAAATAATTTGTAATAAGTAATATTGCAGTTTCCAGTATTTTTAATATCAAAATAAACTTCTACATATTCATATTTATGCAACGTTTCGTAATATTCTTGAATAATGCTTGTGATAGTAACTTCTGCTGATTTTATTAGAGATGGAATAGGTGAAGCAATGGGAATTGGTGATGGTCTTGGATTAGGGCTTGTGATTGGTGAAGGGATTGGACTAGGTTCAGGATTAGGGAAAATTCGCAAGAAAGAAAAACAATAGGGATAAGAAACATAAACTTTTTCATATATACTCCTTAAAATAATTTGCCAGTTTTTAGAAGTTCCCTGGCAAACTTTAAGGAAGGAATTATTTCCAGCCGTTAAATTCCATTATTTTTACTAAAATTTCTTTATATCTAATAGCCCTGTTTATTGCTTTTTCTTCTGTATCAACGGTTTCCATTGTGACTGATTGTGAAGCGTTTCCATTATGAAGATAATAAATTGCCCATCTTTCATATTTATTCCTGATATAGAAAGGACGAAAATCATCTTTTTTTTCTTTAGTAGCTGATTGTTTATTAATACCTTTTTCTTTAAGAGCCTTATTGATCGCATCTTGTACTAGCTGGCTAATATTATCGTTGTTTTCAAACTTCTTCCTATTCTTTACCCGAGCATATCGGCAAGCTTTACAAGTGGGGTCAACTCCAAATGGCTTATCAGCAAAAATAAGAGCCTTGTGAAATTCACTGATAGGTTTTGTTTCACCACAAACACTATACTTCCCTGAACATTTGAGCATTTCCATTCATTTTCTCCTTAAAAAAATATTATGCTTTCTAATAATTTTAGAAAGTGGGCAATTTCTATATTTTTTCTCCTTTCATCATTATTATATATTATCTTTTGATATTTTTTAACATAAATTAATTGACGATATTTTCCATATTTCTTTACAAACTACTTAACATTTGTTAATATAAATAAAGATAAAAAACATAAAAAATTGTGAAAGATCGTGTATAATAATGATGAAAGGAGAAATTATGAAAGAGTTTATTAAGAAAGAATTTGTTAGGAAGTTAAAGATTATCAAATCAATAGAAAGTAATGATTATGATATGACAGAAAGAGTTATGGAAGAAATAAGAAATGATTCTGCAAAAATATTGGAAATAAATGATCGTAGAGATGATTATTATAAAAAGATAAAACCAATTACTAAGGAAAGTTTAATAACAAAAGATTCAGGCCGTGGATATAATGAATTATTGTCGACTTATCAAGGTTGTAGAATAGCAGAATTTTTCTACCTTAATGAAGATTCTATAAAATGTATTATTTCTATATGTAATGGGAACAATAATGCTGGTGAAAGAACAAGTTTAAGATTTATTTTTAGCGTTCTTTTAAACGTTGATTTTATTAATAATATTAAAGAAAAAATAAACTCTTCATTTTATTGTTATTTAGAAAATGAATATTATAAATATCTAGAAAATCAAAAAGAGATTTGGATAAAAAAGAGAATGAATAGTTTATTGAAGGAGATAAAGAAATGATTTTTAATGAAATGGTAGAGTTTATGAAAAGTTTAGGATATGAAGTTTTTGTAGAAGATTGTAAAAGTTTTTTAGGTGCAACGTCAAAAGATAAACAAGATTTATGGTTTGGATTTTGTGAATCAAATAATGGACAATCAAACCCAAATCTTAATGGCAAAATTGCAATAGATAGAAATGATTGTTTTGATAAATGGTCAAAATGTCCTATTAATTTACCCTTTCCTGAAAATGATAAGCAAAAGCAATTTTTGATTGATAAAATAAATTGGCTAAAAACCGATGAAGGATATAAAGCAAGTAATGAATATGAATTTGAAAAATGGGTAGCAGATTATCCAGAAGAAATGAGAGAGTAATAAATGAAAAAAGTAATTGTATATTCAAGCGGTACTGTTTCATGTTCAGTTTGTGTAGAAGGACAATTGACTAAAAAAGAAATTGAAAACGAAGTGAATATTGTAAATCCAACTGGAATAAGTTCTAAATGGAGAATATCAAAAGATAAAATATTTTCAGATGGGGAACACACTAATCCTTGTACATGTGATAAATATTTAGATAGAAAACATTATCTATTAAATTGCTAAGGAGAAATTATGAAAGATAAAATTAAGACTTGTAAGGTATATCTAAAGAGCGGGAACATTATCAATGCTGAATATATAAATGATGAAGAATGGAATGATGTCTTCTGCGAAGCGTTTTTAGAAAATACTTCAGTTATTATTTTCAATAATTGTCAAATCCATTCTACTGAAATAGAAGCTATTGTTTATTAAGGAGATTATAATGATTAAACGAGAAATCACATTTTATGAAATTGAAGATTATCAGCCTGCCAATAGAAGATGGGTATTATGTATAAATGAAGCTGATAAAATATCTAAAGCTTATTTTGATGGCAAGTTTTGGTCAAATGCTACTGATGATGCAATTGGTTTATCAGGAATAATCGGTTGGTGCTATCAATAAAATGAATAAAACCTATGCAGAATCATTGCTTTATACTCTTCATACCATTCCTGTTAATCCAGGAAGATTTCCTAAAATAAAAGAGATATCAGAAAAATTGAATATGCCTAAATACCGCGTCACTAAATTGTTAAAGCAATTAGTAGAAATTGGATATCTTAATCGTGTTGGAAATTGGTTTTCTTTTGTTAAAGAGACTCCGTTAGAAAATGCTATTGAAGAAAACCATAATGATTTTGAATTAGGGAATAAAACAGTAGCATTAACAAAAAATAAAGATACATATACGATTTATTTTATTAAGGGAATATTTTTTATTGTAGGTATTTTTGCTTCGATATTAAGTATGAAATATACTCAAGTTTGGTTTAATGAACGTTTATCATTATTTTGGTCATGGGTTTTTTCATCAGTAATTGTTTTGTTTATTTCTGCATTATTTGTTGCCATTACATATATTTTTATTCATATGAAACAATGGTATAAATGGGTTATAATTCCAGGGCTAGTTATTGTTTTGATTATAACGTTGTTTTTATCAATAATTTCAACTGTTGCTGGACAATATAATCAAACGAAAATAGCTTCTGCCGAAAAACAAGAAGTTTCACAAGATGCAATTATTATTGATAAAAAAGTAGAATTATTGTTAGAAACAAAACAAGATTTATTAGATGCTAAGGAAGTTTTGAAAGGAAGATTATCAGAGGTAGATATAGAATTATTAAAATATACTAAAGATGATTATCAATGGGATTCTTTACAAAATAGGAAAGTTTCGATTATAAAGGAAATAGATAATAAAAATATTGAATTAAAAAAGATTCGAGATAAAGAATCAGAATATTTAGATTCAGGAAAAGTTTTTAATGTAGAGGTTGAAAAGAAAAATAACTTTTATGATTATATAAATAAGATTTTCAAGAAAGGGAGGGAAGCAACGCAATTTATTATTGATATTTTACCTGCTATATTTTTGGATTTAATCGCGCCTACGTCATTTTGTATATCTTTGTTTTTAAAGAAAAAGGAGGAAGTATGAAATTAAATACTGATATTAGTTATTGTAAAAATCCTAATATTTATAGTATATGTAATGAATGTAAAAGAAATGTTACTATATATGATAAAGATGATAAAGAAAACGTTATTTGGAAATCTGTTTTTTATCATAAATATGGTAATTGTTCAGGGTTTTTAGAAATAGATAAGGAGGAAATATGAATCAAAGAGGTTTGTTTATCGAGTGGGAAAATGCTTGTAATAGATTAAATTGCTTAAAAGAAATTATCCAAAATGATTTTACATTAATGTTAGAAGATGGTTATACGACTAAAAAAGACATAAAAGATTCTATTTATGAATTTAAAACACTTTATGTTAATAGAATAAAAGATATGAATGTGTTAAAAAACAAAATAGTTAAACTAATGGAAAAGGCGAGTGAATAATGATAGTTAATTTATATTCAACAATAAAAATAAAATTGACCGATACAGGAGTATCAAGATTAAAAGGGTCGTATTTTTATATAGTCATGAAACAATTCCCTATAGATGAAAATAACGAAGTGATTATGCCGTTATTATCAGCATTTGATATTTTTGGTAGAAAAATGATTGAAACACCTTTTGCAGATAATTGTTTTGAAATAATCGAGGAAGTATGAAAAAAGGTGATATGATTTTATTAGACGATAAGAAAACAAAGGCAATGATAACTAAGATAAAATCAAAAAATCTATGTATTGTTGAATGTGAAAGAAATCCTAGGGAAAAGTTCACTAGGCTAGTTACATTAGAAGAAATAAAAATAGGAGTTCATGCTGGATATATCGATTATCATATAATAAATAAAAGCAAAAAAGGTTGAAAAATTTTTGAAAGATGATGTATAATAGTAATGGAGGCTAATGAAGGTAAGGAAAGTAAAAGGAACATGGGATGCCGCGAAATGCTATGAAACCATGGATAGATCATAGCTGGTGCGTTAACGGATGATACCGTACCTGCCTTCAATGCCTCCTTATGAAATCGTTGCGGTTAGATCGTCTTTTTACGATCAAAACCCAATATCAATTCGCTTATAGCGATGAGAAAATAGCAAGCCGGATAACGTAACCGGCCACTTTTCTTTTATTGAATATTGATATATAATACTTTATGTTTGCCTGAACGGAATACCGTAAGGAGAAAATAATGGATTTAGATAAAATAGAAGAATGTTTCAAAACGACTGGCGGAAATCAATATCATATAATTAAAGAGATAATTCAAAACCCTCCTTTTCCGTATAATTCAAAATCAGAAAAAGTACAGGCATATTGCCATATTCATTGTGAAAGCAGTAATGCCGTTGAATATTTACATTTTTATATAAATCATGAATCTGATAAAAAATACCTTTGCCCTAAATGTTTAGAAAGATATAAGAAAAACAATGTTTAACGAATTATCTATTCAAAATTTCCAATCTCACAAAAAGACAAATATCTCATTTTCTAATGGAATCAACTCAATTGTTGGGATTTCTGATTCAGGGAAAACCGCGATCCTACGTGCTTTATATTGGGCAATAAATAATCGTCCTTTAGGCAATGCCGATATTTCTGATTGGAATAAAGATGATAATGAAGAGTCAATAAAATCAACATTTGTAAGAATCACTACAGATAAAGGAATAATTGAGCGAAGGAAAGGTAAAGTAAAAGTTTCAGATGAAAGTAAAAAGTTTAATGGATATATAGTCGATGGGAATTATTTAGAAGCTGTTGGCACTTCTGTTCCTGATATAGTTACTAAAATGTTTAATCTAGATGAAGTTAATTTCCAAGGGCAATTTGATCCTAGCTTTTTATTGTCAAATAGCGCGGGAGAAGTGGCTAGGTTTTTCAATTCAACAATTAGGTTAGATTTAATTGATAGAATATTGTCAAAGGCAGATAGCAAAAGGCTAGAAACAAATAAAGATAAAAAGAAATTAGAAATTGAACAAGATATCATAAACAATGAAATAGCGAAGTTTGATTGGCTAGAAGATGCTGAAATATTGATTGATAGGATTGTGAAGATAGAAAATAGGATTGAAAGCAATAATGAAATAAAAGAAAAACTAGAGTTTCAAAAAGACGCTTATGAAAGTTCTATGCTTATTATTCAAGAGCAGGAGGTTATTCTATCAGCCATCCCTATCATAAATAAAATAGATTTAATACAGGAATCGCTAGAAGAAAAAATTGAAAAATATGAGCGATTACAAAATCTGTATGAAGAGTATCTAGAACAAAATCAGATTATAGGGATGGCGGATTTTTCTAATGCAGAGAAGTTGATAAAGCAGATAGATGAATTGAATGATAAGATAGAAACAAAAGAAAATGAATATGAGGAATTGAAAGAAAGCAATGAACAATATTTAGCTAAATATATGGAAAAAGAAGCTTGTGAAGTACAGATTATAGAATTAGAAAAAGAATTACCTTCAATGTGCCCAATGTGCAATAAACCATTAAAAGGAGATAAATGCAAATGAAAAAGATGTCTACACTTTATAAAAAAGATCCAAATGATTTAAGCAAGGTTATTAATATAATAAATGAAGAAAATAGTTGGGTTTTTGAGTTTGGTATTCCGACTAGAAAATTTGACGGGACTGCAATGGCAATAATTAATGGTGAATTATATAGACGTTATGATTGTAAAAAAGGGAAAGTCCCTCCTGAAGGTGCTATACCTTGCGATGACCCTGATTCTATAACTGGACATTGGCCCCACTGGATTAAATGTGATAGAAATAATCCTCAAGATAGATGGGCTTTTCAAGCTTTTGATAAAAAAGAAAAATGGGGAGATAATACTTATGAATTATGTGGAGAAAAAGTACAAGG